GTTTTGAATTGAAAGGGTGACCATGATTCCAATCGTTGCATCACTGCTTGGTACATTGGCTCAGAACGGTCTGGGCCTTTTGTCTTCTGCAATCCAAGCAAAGGGCAAGCAAGTCGTTGAAGACGCCCTTGGCGTAAAGATTTCTGACAATCCTTCTGACGCTGAGGTTGCCAAGTTGCGCCAGCTTCAGTTTGACCACGAAGAGCGTTTGCTTGAGTTGGGCATTGAAAAGGCCCGTATTGAGCAGGAAGAGTTGCAAGCGTTGCTGAAGGCTCAGGCCAACCAAGAGGACAACGTCAGCAAGCGCTGGCAGGCTGATATGGCCTCTGACTCTTGGATGTCAAAGAACATCCGCCCTATGACTCTGGTGTACATCCTGACCGCCTATTTGATATTTGCTGGTTTAAGCGCCGCAGGTATCAACGTGCAAGAGACCTATGTCAACTTGCTAGGTCAGTGGGGAATGCTCGTGATGACCGCCTACTTTGGTGGTCGTACCGTCGAGAAGGTCATGGAGATGCGCAGAAAGGACAAAGAATGAGCCTTAGTCAAGAACAAGCCGCATTCCTATTGGATGCCTGCGCCCTCATCAAATACGCCACAGAGCAGGGTTTTATGGTCACAGGGGGCGAACTTGCCCGTACCCCCGAACAACAGGCTCTGCACGTCAAGGCGGGGCGCTCTAAGACCATGAACTCAATTCACTTGAAGCGCTGTGCCATCGACTTGAATTTCTTCAAGGATGGACAGATAATATGGGACAAGGGCATCCTTGCGCCATTGGGTGCTTATTGGGAAACTTTGAACCCCAAGAATCGCTGGGGTGGCAACTTTAAATCATTGGTGGACTGTCCACATTTTGAACGAAACGTGGGGTAAATATGGCAACCGCATCGGTAATGACTTACGACTCTTTGGTCGAAAACATTCAGTCTTACCTAGACCGTACTGATGCGGATACTCTTGCCAAGATTCCGCTTTTCATTATGCTGGCAGAGCAAATTATTGCCAGCCAAATCAAGTTCTTAGGTAACCTGACTGTCCAAACGTCTACGATGACAATTGGTCAGCCCGTCCTTGACAAGCCAGCCCGTTGGCACAAGACGGTGTCTTTTAACGTCACTGTGGCAGGCGTAAAGCAACCCGTATTGCTTCGCAAGTACGAGTACCTGCGTGAGTACAACCCAAACGCAAACACTACTGGCGCACCCGTTTATTACGGTGACTACGACTACACCCATTGGTTGGTCGCTCCTTCGCCTGATGTTGCGTATGATTTTGAAGTTTTGTACTACGAGCGGCTTCAACCGCTTGATTCCACCAACCAAAGCAATTGGTTTACCACCTACGCTCCGCAAGCGTTGCTGTATGGTTCTTTGTTGCAGGCTATGCCGTATGTCAAGAACGACGAGCGTATGCCTATGTGGCAACAGAACTATGACCTCATCATTCAGACCTTGAAGGCTGAGGATGTACAGCGCATCGGTGACCGCCAAGCAACTGTATTGGATACCTAATTATGAGTTTCAACAGCCCCTTCACAGGTAACGTCATCCAGCCAACGGATGTCTCGTACAGCCGCATCACGCTGACCACAGACCTGCAACTGACTTGGCCCATCAACGGCACAACTGCTGATGACGCCGCCGCCCGTATCATGGAGGTGTCAACCGCCTCTAGCGCACACGAGTTGTGGATGCCACCAGCCAACCAAGGCTCTGTTGGTCAAGATGCTTTGATTCGTAACGTCGGCGCTGTTTCGGTAACCGTCAAAGACTACACGGGCGCAAACACAATTGTTACGGTTGCCGCTGGCGAGGCGCAGTACATCTACATCACCACCAACGCTACAACAGCGGGAACATGGGGCATCATTGCCTATGGTATTGGCTCCTCTGGTGCTGACGCCGCAACCCTTGCTGGGTATGGATTGCTTGCAATTGGGCAGACGTTAAACCAAAGCCAACCAGTCACAACTTTTTCTTCTAGCTACACCGCGCTGACAACAGACCGTTCAAGCACCTATGTGTGGACTGGCGGCGCAGGCACATTGACCATGTCCGCCGCTTCTACGCTTGGCGACAACTGGTTCATGTTTGTGCGCAATGGTGGAACTGGTGCGTTGACCGTTGCAGGAACTGGCGGAGACACAATCAACGGCTCCGCCACAATTGCCCTACAGCCTCAAGACTCTTGCATCATTGTTTGCAGTGGTACTGTTTTTTATACCGTCGGTTTGGGGCGCAATACTCAGTTTGCTTTTACTCAGTTGAGTAAAGCCGTAACTACTGGCTCATACACGTTGACAGCCTCTGAAGCGTCTAACGTAATTCAGAAATACACAGGAACGCTTACAGGCAACGTAACGATTGTTGTGCCTTCAACTGTGCAGGTTTACTACATTGTCAATGCTACCTCTGGCGCGTTCACGGTAACCATCACAACAGGTGCTGGCGCAAGCGCAATCTTGACAGCAGGTTCTCAAGCCACACTGGTTTGTGACTCGGTCAACCTATTTAACGCCAACACAATTTTGGCAGGCTCATCTACGGTCAGTTTGAACAGCGGCTCTGTTGGAGCGCCTTCTTTAAACTTCTCAGCAGAAACCACAACAGGTATCTATCGAGCCGCTTCTGGTGAATTCAACACTACGATTCTGGGCGTGTTGCGCTCAACAGTTTCCGCCTCTGGACTTGCGATTGTTGGGACTGGAACCTTTTCTGGTGGAATTGCTGGCGGAACATACTGATGGTAAAAAAAGTTTTCACCATCGACACGTTGCCGGGAGTCCAGCGCGATGGCACTATCTTTGACATGAACTTTTACACGGACGCTCGTTGGGTTCGCTTCCAGCGCGGTCGTCCAAGAAAAATTGGTGGCTACCGCGCAATTGTGAGTAATGCTACAGGGTACTCTCGTGGCATTTACGTCAATTCAGTAGATGGCGTCAATTCGGTTTTTAATGGATACAACAATGGTCTTGAGGTTGTTAACATCAACAACCTTGGTATTGGCTCTGGCATTAACCAGTTCACTTTTACTGGTCTAGTCTTGACCCTTAACACTTTGGTGGGTGGCACGCTGTACACCAACGGAACGTACACCAACGTGGCTTTGACGGGTGGCTCTGGCTCTGGAGCCAAGGCAACCATTGTGGTGGCTGGCGCAACGGTGACTACGGTGACGCTGACAGCGGCTGGTAACGGGTACACGGTTGGCAACACTTTGAGCGCAACTGCCGCAACCATCGGCGGAACTGGCAGTGGTTTTTCAATCAAAGTGGCAACAATCAACGATGGATTTACGGAAAGCGACTTAAACCTTTGGCAGTTTGACTCTACGTTTGACGCGCAGGGTTCTGGGAATCAGTTGTTGCTTGCGCACCCCGGTCAGAACTTAGAGCAGATTGACCAGACTACGGTGACTCCAGTTTTGGCTGGAAACATCAATGGCACAACTTTGTCTCCGCTTAGAGACACCAATGGAACAACCCCAACGGGCGACATTATTGAAGTTGCTGGCGGTGTGGTGGTTCTGCACCCTTACGTCTTTGTGTATGGCGACAATGGCCTCATCAAGAATTGTGTTGCTGGAGACCCCTTTGATTGGAACGGGCCAGACTCCAACGAGACCAACGTAGCCTCTACCAAGATTGTCAAGGGCTTGCCAGTGCGAGGTGGCTCCAACGCGCCTTCAGGGCTGTTCTGGGCGCTTGACTCATTGATTCGCGTGTCCTACGCTCCAACCACTGTAACGATTGCTTCAGTTGCCCAAACCTTCTATTGGCGGTATGACATCATTTCCAGCCAGTCTTCTATCCTGTCAAGTCAATGTGTGATTGAGTATGATGGTATCTATTACTGGATTGGTGTTGACCGCTTCTTGCTTTACAACGGCGTAGTTAAAGAAATTAAAAACACGTTTAATCAAAATTACTTTTTTGACAACCTGAACTACGCGCAACAGCAAAAGGTTTTTGTCAACAAGGTTCCTCGCTTTGGTGAGATTTGGTGGTTCTTCCCTTCTGGCAACTCAGAAGAATGCAACGACTGCATCATTTACAACGTGCGGGAAGACTGCTGGTATGACGCAGGCGAGGCTTTAGGCGCTCGTCGCACCGCTGGGTATTTTTCCCAAGTGTTCCATTACCCCATCAATGCTGGCGCAACACTGAGTGAGCAAGAAGTAATTTTTACAGCATCCATCTCAACGACCAACGCAAGCGCTGTTGTTACGATTGCACCAAACAACTTGGTGGCTGTGGGTCAACAAGTTGTATCTGCCAGCGTTCCCTCTGGTGCGTTGGTCAGTTTGATTACGCCTAATGCGGCATCACCCACAGCAACTGGCACTTCTGGAGCAAGCACCATTGTGGTTAGTAGCGCTACAGGCATTGTGTTGAATCAATCCGTAACTGGCACAGGCATTGGCACGGGCGCGGTGGTGACCACCATTGTGGGGACGACCATCACGTTGTCTGTGGTTAACAGCAGTGCTGTATCAGGAACCATGTCGTTTTCTGGTTTGAGTTTGACTTTGTCTGCAAACGCAACTGCAACATTGATTGAGACCGCAAACTTTGAAACTGTGGCTGGTCAAGTTATTTTGTGGCAACACGAAATTGGCACGGATGAGGTTATTGACGAAGAGGCCAACGCAATTGAAAGTTATTTTCAAACAAGTGATTTAGGTTTTGTGGCTGGTGGGCCTGCCCAGACCGCGCCAGTGGGCGACAATTTTTGGGTGAACTTGGAGCGTGTTGAGCCTGATTTCATTCAGCAAGAAGAGATGACTTTCCAAGTCACTGGTCGCCCTTACGCGCAATCTGCTGACGTTACGTCTGACCCTTATGTGTTTGGCCCAGACACTGGCAAGATTGATATGCGACAGCAAAGGCGCGAGATACGTTTGCGTTTTAGTAGCAACGTACAAGGTGGTGATTATCAAATGGGTAAAGTTTTGCTTACAGTTACTTTGGGCGACTCCAGACCATACGGAAGCTAACATGGCGCTTCCGCTTGTATACGACCCTCGGTATCACACATGGGACTCTTGGACAAGTCTTATGTGCGAGGCGTATGCGGCGCAACAGTTGGCAATGAACACCCCCGAAGAGGGGTGGAAGGATTGGGCGTCGGGGCTAAAGGCCATTGACATTTTTGTGAACGAGGGGATTCCCGGCCCCTACATCTATGAGAACTGGTACGACTGGGCGCAAGCACTGGTCGGAGCCGTCAATCAATCTACAGAGGAAACGGCAACATGAACTTCATTGAAATTTTTAACTATGTGGCAAAGGTGGCAAGGCCCGCCCACGCCAAGGAATCCATTGCTGAGTCTATGGAGGACGTCTTTCAAGACATTGGATTGGACAGCCTTGACGGGCTTGTCATGCTAATGTACTTTGACGAACTCTACGGTATTGACGACGCTGTCAGCAAGGAGTGGTCGCCTAAGTCCGTGCAGGAACTCTACGACCTTGTGATGGCAAACAAAACCAAAGAGCCAGCCTCTATGGAAGAAGTCAAGGAGTCGTGCAAATGATTTACCTTACGCACTACCGCATCGCTTGCACCGAAGAAATCGAACTCTTTGACGACATCATCTACCCCCAAAAGGTGAACTGGTTCCCAGACACCTACAACCGAACAAAATCTGGTCTGGTCTACGTCCCCCACAAGCTGGCGGAAAAAGTCCTTGACCCTGAGTTGCTTACCTACTTGCGCGAGAATCCTGTTGGCAAGACAGCGTTCATCCTTGCGGGTGGCAACGCACACTTTGCTGGCATCGGTCAGAGGGAGTACAACTCCCGTTTGACCTATACCTACAAGTTCCTGCCATTCACGTTGACGCAGGTCTATGCGGGTCGTATCGCTCAGTCTTTTGGTGAGATGGACATGGTCACCACCGATGCCAGCGCCTGCGCTTCAAGCCTCAAAGTGATGATGGATGTCCAAAACCTCATACAGTTTTACAACTTTGACCGTGTGATTGTGTTGACAGTTGAGGATGGCGTCTCCAACGCTGTGCTGGAGTTCTTTGGGGACTCTAAGGCTGTTTTGACTGAGAAACAAGAGGACGAGGGCATAAAGCCATCCGCTTTTGATTCGGTTAACTTTGGGTTTCGGATTGGTCAGGGCGCGGCTTTGGCAGTGTTTGAGTCCCGCGACGCTGTAGTCCAGCAACAAATTAAGCCCCATGCCCGTCTTGTAGGGGCTTACAGCGCCTCAGAGCGCTCTACAAACGCAATTGGGCAGTGTGAGGATGGGGAAGGCTTCATCAAGGCTATGGCTGGCGCAATGCGTTATGGCAATATATCCCCAGATGAGATTAAAATAGTCAAAACCCACGGCACTGGAACTGCGTCCAACAACAAGGCTGAAAAGAACGCCTTGACCCAAACGCTACAAGACTTCATTGCAACCTCGTATAAGCAAAAGATTGGTCATACGATGG